AGGTTGAGTACCTCAACACGATCTCGGGCGTGTTCGCTGACGAGCTCGGGCTGCCGTTCACGCGGATGAGGAGCCGCACTTGCGAGTAGTTCGCCAAGTCCGCACGGCGCAGGCACCGCGAGCTGTTGTAGAGGAACTGGTCTGAGCTCGGGTGGTTCGTAAGCGGTAGGTCACGGTAGCAGTCCGAGTGAAAGTCGACGCGATAGATCGGTTTCGACACCGCCTGCACGTCCGCAGCATCAGACGCCGCAACGAGGTCGCGCCCCGTGCTCGTGAAGTCCGCCACCGTCACCGACGATGCGCCAGTGAAGTAAGCGATCTTGTTCGCTGCAGTGCTGCCAATGCCGACGAGTGCACGCCCGCCGCTGGTTGACGTGAACGAGCCAAGTGTGTCCGTGTTCGTGCCGTAGATCACCTCGTCTCGCGCAATCGAGGCCGCGAGGAAGGCGAACCCCGTATTCGTGCACGTCACCTCTTCAACGTCGCCGGCACCCGCCGTCTGCCGGCCGAGCACCTTGTTCGCTGCCGAGACGTGCTGCATCTTCGCGTAAGTGATGGCTTCGTCGTCCACGGTCCAGGTCGCGCCCGTGTCGGTAACCGTGATGTCCCCGTAGTCCGCGTCGGCGACGCCTGTCGATGATGCGTTAAGCGTTGTTCCCGACATTGACAGGTTGGTCCCAAGCGTGATCTGCTCGTAGACGCCCGAGCCTGACGCCGCGCCGCGGCCCGCGATGGTGCCTTGCGCGAGCGTGGCGCCGGACCCGCCGCCGGCGCCGAGTGAAGTCCAGCCGGACGTGCTGTCGTAAAACTCAACTAGGTCATTCGCGCCACTCGTATTGAGTCGCATCATCCCCCGCACCGGCGTTGCGGGTCGTTGCGCCGTCGTGCCGTTTGGCATCGAGAACGCGCCGCTGCCGCCGGCCGCTAGGTCGACGATTACGTCCGTACCGTCGTCGTAGGCTCGAAGCACTTCCGTGCTATTGTGCTTGGCGACCAGCGGTGCGTAGCTGACGGTCGCGTCTTGCGCGATCGTCACCCCATTCGCTTGGATCGTGCCACCCCTGTTTGGCTTGCCGAATGCCAGACTTACGCCGGGCGCCAGCATGAATAGACTGTTCGTAGCTTCGTCGCCAGTGACCTCGTCGACGTTGCGCGACGCTCCGGTTCCGATGTCGAGATAGTCTTCCATCTCGAAACGAGAGGGCGACAACAGAATACCGCCATGCGCGGTGCCGCCTCGAGCGCGGCTCACCATTGGGCGCTCGACGTAGTCGTAATCGATGTCGCCCATGCCCCCAAAGGCGCGCATGGTTAGGACCTGCGGGCGGACCCGCTCCTCCTCCATCAGCGTCTGCCCAGGGATCTGGGGGTTGTGCTCGATGTTTGGAGCGCCACCGACCCAGCAGTGCGGGCGCCATTGCATGGCCGCAAACCCCTCCGCTAAAGGGTGGAACAGTGCGTATAAACCCACCTGATCGCGCCCGGCGCTGCCCATGGTGGGGACAATGCCCGGCACGGTCTCAATCTCGTTTGTGTGCGGGTTCCGTCCCTCCAGCCTCCCGATGTCGACGCGGATATCGTGGGCATACGTGCCGCTTCCACCTGGCCCAGCGTAGCTGTGCTGGCTCGTCTGGGGTTCTCCCATCCAGTGCAGCCGCTGCGCGACCGGCATAGGACCGCCCGCCTGTAGCAGAGGGTTGAACTCGCCAATCGACGCGTGGGAGAACACCTGATCACGGTCGTCTCCCGTCTGGCCTGCTTGCTGATGCGCTACAGTCTCGCGGCATGGGTCGTTGGTCGATCCTCCGGATCCACCTCCGGTGCTCCCCCCACCATTCGGCTCACCGCTCCCTGGATCTGGATCCTGCTCGGGCGGCAAGCCAGCGCCGGGCGTCCGCTTGCCGGTGATTGGGCCGCTAGGCTTAGGTGGTGATCCCGGCTTGACGGGTCCCGCGTGGCCTCCGGTTGCACCGCCCCCAGGTGGCAACGGGAACCCTCCGAACCCTGGCCCTCCTGGACCGGTGTTTCCTCCGCCTGGCTGACCACCTGTGGTGGGACCTCCCGGACGGTTTCCTCCTGGCTTGATCGGCCCCGGGGTTCCCGGGCCTCCTGGGCCAGGCCCTCCTGGATTCGGCCCCCCTCCGCCTCCTGGGCGCCCGCCGCCACCGCCAGTGATTGGTGGACCCTCTCCTGTCGGGGGGTCCTCCACCGGCGGAGGGTCGACGGGGTTCACGATCGGCGACTCGCACCACCACCGCCACAGACCTTCAAGCAGCCCCCCGTTGAAGGGATGCTTGCTCTGCTCATCGTAACTCAGCGAAACCCGGGCGGTCAGAGGTAGTCCGCCACCCCGTGGGTAGGGGTCCGGGGAGAACTCGAGCGGGGCGTCCTTGTCCTGATTGTAGTAGAAGAACGCCTGGGAGCTGATGTGCGCGCTATTGCATGGGTGCCCGTCTCGGTCGGTCCCGTGCCTGTGCTTGTCGCTTGATGATCCTGGAGTGATCGGCCCATCGCCACCGCCAGCCTTGGCCATGAATGCCACCGCCATGGACTGCAGTTGTTTGGGCTGGAACTCGCCGAACTCATGCGGGCGCAGCTCCTCCTCTCCGCCGGCGCCAAAATCCCCTTGTGCACCACCGACGCCGCTTCCTGGGTTGTCTATGACCGGCTGCGATGGCGGGGCTAGGGCTGACCCGTGCGGGCCAGTAATCGGACCGGGGGTTCCGCCGCCGGTCGTCGGGCCACTGATCGCCCCACCGTCCACAGCCATGAACACGGACCCAAGGTTGGGCGTATTGTCCAAGGGGCTCCGGCCCCAATTCAACGCCAGCACGTTGTAGCCGCCTTTATTGGCGAGCCCCGAGCTCGGCTCAACAGCCAACACTCTGACCAGCGACTGCAGGCGAGCGGCCCGGCCGTAGGTTCCCGGCTGCTCCTCGCCGTCCAGACACATTTCGCCAACCGGCTGGAGGTCCACAACCAACGTCCCCGCCTGCGCGGGGCCACTGGTGCTGGGGGCGACCAGCCTCCCATCAATCGGAGCACTTAGGACGTGCTGCTCCTCCTCCTGGGTGCCGGGGAACAGCATCCTCCACTGGCCTTTGACCGGGTACGGGGTGCCCTGCGCCCACTTCGGCTGCTGCAAGGCATAGCCGATGTCGTTGTAGTAGTTGTCGTCGTAGAACGGCTGGACCTCGGCTCGGGCATAGTGCGTATCGCCGTCCATGACCATGCCCACGGACATTGTCATCCAGCTACCCATGTCCCGTTCAGCCCGGTCCCGGGTCTGCATGAACAGCCACGGGTGAACGTCACCGATCGTCCCCATCTGGGCATCGGATCCGATCTCCAGGTGGCCGCGGCCACTTTCGATGTCGGGTTGCGACTCAATGCGACAAGCGGCCATCGATTTACGAGCGCCGATCCCGATGTCGTTCCCATCCCAAGACCAATCTTGGAGCGGGAAAAAGCCGGTGTTGACGTAATCGTTGACGTGGGTCATGTGATCGTCCGCAAGATGATGGACCGGGCGCTCTGCGGCAGCAGGGCGAACCTTGAGAACGAGCGCTGTTTCCCAGGGAAGGCGTGAACCGTGTCGACCACTCCTTGCGAATCCACCCGAACCGCGGCGCCTATCATGTTGCCCACCATCTTTAGCGGTTCGCTGGGCATCATGCGAGTCGCTACCTCGCCCTCTACCCCATCCGCGTATTCAATCAGCGCTTCTGTCGCAACACTCAAGGCATGTGGCGAAACGCTGCGCGCCTTGTTCACGAACGTGTAGCCGGGGATGTCTCCGTCCTCTCCGACCTCGAGGCCATCGCCGACCAGTCCGAAGATCTTCTTGAGGGACGTGTTGGCTGGCCCGTCATCCGTCCAGGCGAACCTAGCCGTCAACTCGTTAGGCGGGACGAATATGTGCAGGTCCGGACCAGATCCCTCCAGAACCCGGGCATCCCTGCGGAACACCGCGTCCACGTCCGAGGCTTTGACCTCCTCCCGGTGGAACTGCAGCAGGTTGTTAGGGCCTGCTGGGACAAGTGTGCACAAGACCACCTGTTCCATGTGGCCACTCAGGACCAGTCCGCTGGCGCCGGATTCGACCACAGCATTCATCGCCAGGTGGGTGTCGCTCTGGTCCTGTAGGGCCATGTTGCGGCTGATAGACTTTGGCTGAAATGCGTTTACGTTCCCAGTGCCGCAGAAGCCTGGGTAAGCCTCAGACTCCAGTCCGTAAGGGCTCGCTATCCACTCGGTCCGAAAAATGCCCAAGTCTGCGTCCTCCATCACCATCCGGTGAGGCCCCGGCGCGGTCTTAATCAGCTGCGTACCGCTGTCCCGTGGGGCCAGCATGTTGACGTTACGAAGAACCGGCGCGTAGTCGCCATTGGATGCAGTCGCCAGGTGGACCTTCCCCTTGTCTGTCGGCTTGATGCACATCTGGCCCCAGACCGCGGCGGGCGCCCTCTCCCCCGTTACCGGGTTGATGAGTCCCACGCGATACGGAAGCAGGGCCTTAACCCGCTGCATGTACCGCGGGTTCAGCCGGAACGTTTGGCGAAAGTGCTGCGTCAGCGCGGCAACGCGTGCCGCGACGTTCGCTGTGGTGTCCACTTCCACCTTCCCGCCAATCCCCAGCGCTGGGCCTAGCTGCCCGGTGGTCCATGCCCAGCGCAACGTGTCAAACGTCCATGGTGCGCTGTTCGCTCCGATGTCGTTGTTCATTGCGGTCAGCCACGCGTCGAACGGCACGTAACTGCCGGCTGGAACGTCCACCGATTTGGGGGAACCGGTGTTTGGGTCCTTAATGGTCATCGTCGTCTGGGGGTCGACGGTCTTGACCATGTTCTCTAGGAACGGCTCGGTTGTCGGCGTCGAAGCCGATGTTGTGCCGCGAAAGTCGTCTTCGTACTCCAGTTGCGCTTCGATCTCTCGCTGGTAGTAGACGAATACCCGTTTCGGGCGGATGGCCTTCCGGTCGATCTCCGCCGCCCGCTGCCCCCGGTACGTAAAGCCGTCCTCCTCGAGTTTGACGAACCGCTCCTCACCTCCGTTTACGTCCGAGGCATCGAAGATGACTGCTTGACCCAGTTCGTTGATGTACACATCGCAGCCGGGGATAGCAGCCAGCAGGCGGCCAAGAGCCACGTCGCCGGGGTCGCGGATCTCGAGGTTTTCGAGAGAGAACTCTCGCGATGGGTTGCCCCCACCGTCCTCGATGGGGAAGGAGTCCTCCTTCCAACCGCCCGCTTCGGTGCCTGGCCCCTCGAGCTGATCCATCACATCCTCAACCGCACGCTTGGCCGTCCACTTGGTCTGCTGCTCGCCGTCCAAGCTGTAGGGCAGATACTCGTACTGGTCGACGTTGACTTGTACCTGGGCGATTTCGCCAAACGCTGTTTTGTCGCCGGTCTTGCGGACCATGTTGTAGGACCGGGCCACCAATTCGTAAGGCCACCGCCAGCGCTTGTCCGCGACCCGGAAGCTGATGATGTTCGGGGTGTTGCTCGGCGCCTGCTCCAGGATGTAAACGCCTCGAATCTCGATGCTCTCGCCGCGGCTGTCGGTGATCTTGAGGTTGAGGCGCTCGCCAATCTGGCCTTCCAAGATGTCCCAGTCGTCCTTGTAGCAGGAGAACGTGGTTACGAACGGCCGCACGCCACTTGTCAGCTGCCAGGAGATTGTCCCGACGGCTGCCAAGGTTACGGGGCCAAGCTTCACCTCAGACTTGCGCAGGCCCATTACGTGCTGCCTCCGGGTGTGATCGGCCCGCTACCGCTTGACCCCCCAGTGATCGGTCCGGAGCTCCCGCCGCTGCTGGTCCCCTCCTCGGGCTTCTCGTGATACCGCTCGACGATCGACTCCGTAAGGACGGATAGCTCGATACGCTCGGCGCCATTCGGGTCCCCAAGGACCTGCGGGGTCACTGACGACCGGTTGCTGATGACGTTCCACCCGCTCTCTTGGACCTCGGTCCCGTCCCGCTGGTCTGGGCCAGCCACACCGGCGGTGTTGTGCTCCCAGTCAGCGATAACGCCACCCGTGGCACCGCCCGGATTGCTGATCCGCCAATTCGGCGACTGGTTGCCAATGGCTACGGCGGTCCGCTCCCACGTCCGCAGAACCTGCGCGTTGCCCACGTCTGCATAGGCAGCCAACTCCTTGGGAGCGTGCACGTTCGTGTACTCGATGTTGCGCGCCTCCTCGTAAGTAACCGTCTCCTGCACCTCGACCAACTCCTGGGCGTTGCTGGCCTGATACGTGAAGATGATCGATGCCGCTATTCGGTTGTTCGTCCGGTCAAAGCTGACGCGGGTCTCCTCAACGGCGAATGCTTGCGGGCTGTAGATGGCGGAGAAGCGCTCACGAAGAAGCGGGCGAAGCTTGTCCTCGTACTGGCCCTTCAGGTCGGTTGTCTTTGTCGCGTCCACGCCACAGTCGAACTGCGCGAACACTTGGCGCAGGCGCTGGGAATCTTGACCGCTGTCCACCGGCCAACTTGAGATATCGGTGAACGTTACCCGGTGGTCGACAATGTTCTCGTCGTCCGTCTGCCCGCTGGACTGCTCGTCGATTATCTCGAGGTATTGGCGGTCGAAGTTGCACGTATGGGGGCGCGGTAACGCGTCATCGCCGGGCTGCCGGTCGATCGTGTAGCCTTCGTCGACCAGCTCCCACGTCGCCGAACTGTCAACGAACGACAGGTAAGTAGTCGCCTCAGCGTCAAACCCCGACAGGTAGCGGCTCGTCGCATCACCGGCGCTACTGGCAAAGTACTGCCCTCGCATGGTGACCGTTCGCCGCCGGGTGTTGTCGTGCCCCACAAGGACCTGGAACTCCCGCAGTCCGCCGCCGCTGTCGTCGGGTAGCTGACCCTCAATCTTGACCGTGTAGGTGCGAGTCAGACCGTAGTCCAGCTGCGGGTCCCCGCTCTTTGTGATCGTCGGCGTGGCATCAAAGATCGTTTGGCCACTCGTGTAGGTCCACGCGTTGCCGTCGATGTCGATAACCAACGCCTCGTCCCCAGACAATCGGCTGGTGAACAGCGTTTCGAGGGTATCGCATCGGGTATGCAGGTCCTCGTAGTCCGTCGCGACAACGACCACATCGAACACCATCAAGAACCGGTCGTAGCTTTTCTCGACTGTGTGGGGGCCGTCCAGCTGATAGAAGTCAGAGGATCCCCCTACGCTGGTGCCCTTCCATGTGATGGTCAGCGGGTTGTTGACTGCCGGCATTAGAAAGCCTTCTCCAGTGTGCTCTTAAGTACGTTGAACCCGTCGCGCAGCGCATCCCCTAGGCCGGAGCGGAGTTTCCCGGCCAGGTCGCCAGCGCCGGGTCCGTAGAACGACGAGTCCCCGCGGATGATCTCCTCGCCACGGGCACGCGTTTCGCGGATATCGCGGATGCTGTTGAAGAAGGCTTTTGCCCCCTGAGGGACCTGCCCCAGCGTGCCGGCCTGCAGTGCGAATGCCTGGATCGTTTCTTCGCGGGCACTCTTCGCGGCCCGGGCCTGCTCATTGAGGTCACCAGAGACGTATTCGCCCAACTTGAACCCCAGCTGGCTGGTGGTCTCCCCCAAGATGTCGCCAATGCCGCTAGACGCAGCCGACCGGATGGCCCCGATGCCTCCGCCGATCGCGGCCCCTACGCCGGCGAATCGCATCCCGGCCCCCACGGTGGAGCGGATCCGCTGACCAACAGCGCCCGCGGTGCGCTTCGCGTCACGCATCATCCCCCGCAGATCGCCTCGGGCTTGCCGGGTATCCAGACGGACGCGGTATTTGGTCTCGGTCATCGGTTTGGCTTGTCTATGATGTTGGTCTGGTAGCTGGCTCGGAACACTTTAGCGAAGTCTGCGATCGCCGTCAGAACCATGCTATCCTCCCCAAACGCAGCCACGATGTCCTTCCGCATATTGGCCCACCGAGTCTCTACAAAGTCGTCGTAAACGCTGTTGACGCCGATCTCCTGCTCGATCGCTTGGCGCCCCTTTAGGTAGAGGAGGTCGCGGTTCCTGTGCAGATTGTAGATACGTTTGGCCAGCGTCGTATCGCCGTCGACCGCCAGTTGTCGCATCAGGATATCGTTGGAGGTCACCGTCCGCCGAGCGCTCGAGGCAGACGCAGCCTCGAGGTCCTGATCCCCGATCAGCTTGCGTTTGAAGTCGATAGCCATCTGACCGAAGGTCCGACCGGTGGCCAGCTTGGTCACAATTGCTCCGGCGGCTGCTACCCCCGCTAGGATCATGCCCCAGGGGGTCCTAGTGACAGCTCGTCCCACGCCTCGGCCGGCTACCCCCATGCCTCTGCGCGCTTTGCCCGCCAGCTGGACAAGATGCCGCTGGCGCGATGCCTGCTGCCGCTTCCTGGCATAGCGCCGGGCTGCTTGTACGGCCGCGATCTTGCCGCGCATACCCTTGCCGCCCTTATCTAACAGCTGCAGCTGGCGCGCCTCCTTCTGGCGCCCCTTGGCATTGGTGACACGCTGGCTATCGGCCAGGCGCGGGCGCATCACGATATCGTCACGGCGCCCGGGCATCAGGTCACCACATAGCTACCGCGTTCCGGCTCTGAGTAGTAGGCGGCTGACCCTGTGCCGCGTGGGTCGTAGACGGCAAACACCTGGTACACCCGTCCGGCCGCATAGTTGGCTATGCCCATGCCGTAGCTGCTCGTATTGGTGTTCACCCATGCTGCATCGGTAGGGTCCGACACCGGCGTATCCCCGGGGACGTAGCCCAGCTGGAAGTGAAGGAAGTCGAACCTCTCGGATGCGCTTGTGGGGTTCCACTCCCACGTATCGCCGGTGCGCTTAAGGCCCTGCGGGGCGGTGTAATGCTCGTCGCTGGTGCACTGCGCCGTAACCGTGAAGGTCTCGTATGCGATGTGGCTCTGGTCCTGCAGCGTGCCGGTCGCGGTTACGCCGGTGCCGCTGACCAGCATTGCCGCGCCGTCGTAGCGGGTCAGCTTCTCGATCGCGGTACGCACGCGGGCTCCGACCTCGCTAGACCCAGCCCCAGGGCTCTGCCCGATGTCGGGCCGCGGGCCGCCGATCACGGCATGTTCTCCCATGGAGTCGCCTCGTGCTCGGACCGCTGTTACAACCGTGAACTGCTGTTCGATCAGGTCTGGGGAGTCTGGGTCTGGGGCGCCGGCGTCGATCGTTACCAACGCGAAGGGGAAAGCGGTCGGGTGCTGGTCGGATGTTAGCGGGCCAGCGTGCACGTATACGCCGAAGGAGCCAAACACCGGGTCCTGTGATCCACCGGGCCAGGTGATCGCCTCCAACTCCGCCTTGATCTGTTGCGCCATCTGCCAGCTATTCATCCGACCTGCTCCCCCTTGGCGCCGAACATCGTTCCCATCGGTCGCTGGCTGACTGGGCGGACATGCTTAGCGCCCCCGCTTCCGCCCATGGTGACGCTTGCCGCCATCTTCTGAGCGATCCCCAGCGCTGACGCGTCTGGCTGGTGTTCTTCCACTTCAGCGCCTGCCAGGAGAGCGTGGGGGCTCGTCAGGGCTGTAGCCAGGGCAATGCATACGTCCTGCGTGTGCTCGTCCCCGATGCTTGCCAGGCCCTCCTGATCCTCCTCCGTCATGCGGAGGAAGTCATCGAACGGTGGGCGGCCGGCGCGCAGCCACCGGGTGTAGGCGCTGGCGGTAATGTCTTGGGGTGGTTGCTTGCGGCGGAAGAACATGTGTGGCTCAAGATAGGCTGAGGTCCGCCAGGCGGGCGATGTCGAAGATGCGGCCGTTAGCGCCTCGGAGGCACTCCCCAGCCAGCGGGATACCGAGCTCGCTTTGCCGCGACCATGCCAGAGTAGCTTCCTGATCCCAGAACGGTAGGAACCGATGCAGCAGCAAGGCCGGGGCGTCGTCTGGGTTGTCTGGAAGGACCAGCAGAGTCACGGCACGATCAACAGCCGTTTGGCCGGGGACGCGTGAGCCGGGGCTTGTGTAGGTGGCGCGCCCGGTCCCGGACCCGACTGTATACCCATCGGCCAAGAACTGCTCCACGGCATCGTCATTCCACCCCCGCAGGAAGCAGCCAAAGCTGGTCACGTTCGGCCCCTCAAGAACGTCCGTCGCCTCACCGAGGAGCTCTGCATCAATGCGGCGCCCGGTGCCACCCTGCTCAACCATCGCCACCTCTCTGGCTCGCCCCACGAAAACCCCGCCAAACGGGGCGTCCGCAGCCAGGTTGTTCGGGTTCAGGACGATCCTGGCCGGGGCTCGGAGTATGCGGTTTGCCATGGGCTTAGCGTGCCTCCACCAGTTCGACGCCGATGATGCGGCTGACGGTCTTCTTGGTCTGCTGCGAGATCCCCACGAACGGGCGCGCCGGGATCTTCGCCGAAAGGGTCTCCCCCTTGAACTTGCTGTTGAGCATCCACCCCAATTGGCGGCGGATGTCCTGACCCTGCTTCTGGAGCCAAGCCCACAGCTTCCGGCGGATCTCTGCAGTGATCGGTGTAGATGTCGCCGTCCCGCCGAACTGGTGTAGACGGGCGTACGGGAGCTTGGACCCCACCTCGACGACAGGGCTGCGCACCTGATACGCGATCGATGCGGCTAGGCGCCCGGTGTCGCGCAGAGCTGGTCGCCGTTCAAATCGGCGCGCAGGCGGGGTCTTGCCCGCTTCAAAGTCCGCCAAAATGCCAAAGACATTCACCGGCCCGCGCTCGCGCCACTTCGTGTCCCCGAAGCCCTGCCTGGCGAATGACGCTTGTGACTCCGCGACCATCAGCGCCCCGATCTGCTTAAGTGTGCGCTCTGGTCTCTCGAGCGCCCGCTTCATGCGGCGCGCCTTCTCGCCCTCGTCGAACGTGGCGCGTCCTGCCATGGCTTACTCGTCGTCTGCTGGGTTGCGGTCGGGGGATAGGCCAGCTGGCCTGGAATCGCGATCGGACCACGGACGGACGTTACCGCCGGCCGCTGTCGCCTCGCTGCTGCGCTCAGTGCTACCACTAATCACCGGTCTTTGCCTAGCCCTCGGGCCGGTCCGGCGCACCTTGGTCATCATGCCGTCATCACCAAAGACCTCGTCCCAGGTCACCTTGTCGATCGTCGACGACGATCCACCGCGACGGTGCAGCACAGCAATAACAGCCATGACGCCAACCTGGACATGTAGGTCGTTGCTCGCGTCGTAATCCACCTGGGCGTAGAGCGGCCACAAGTCGATCACAGCCTGAGCAGCGTTCTCACCGTTCGCGGTGGACGCTGCCACGGCCGCCCGGTCGTCGGGGTTGCTCAACTCCGTCATGGCTTGGGCGCTGTATGCGCTGGTGACGGCTGTCCAGAGGGCGGTCGCTGTCATGGCTTACGGCTCCACAAACGTGGGCGTTCCGGTGGTCGACGGCAGGTAGCCGAATCCCGCTACCCATGCCCAGTATTGGATCTTGGCAGTAGCCGGCGCACCTCCGGCGTCCTCGACGACGAACAGGTCATCCACGAGCCAATCAATCGGCGAGTTCGCATTCTGTCGTATGCAGAAGTAGCCGCCGTCGATGAAGTCCATCGGAGCAAAGACCAAGTCCGCAACATTCAGGGTCCCGCTGGTGGGGCTCGTCCACTCGACGACGACGCTTAGGTCGGCCTCGTTGAAGTTACGGAACCAGCTGTTCTGTCCGATCGGCAAAATGACCTCGTTCCATCCAGCCGACAGGCCGGAAATAGCCTGCGTGACCGTCTGGCTGCCCAGGGAAAGCGAGAAGTTGCCGCCGCTCGCTGCAGTGCCGCCATCGCCCTTAACCATCGCACGCAGGAAGTACGGCCGCTCAGCGTCAAGCCGGGTCCGCCTCATGGCGGTCAGCGGCTGGGTGATCGTCACCGTTCCGCTAGAGCCATCGATCTCGAGGCTGGCCGGAGTGCTGCTGCCAGGCGTCGTCCGGTATGTGGCCGACGTGGACTGGCTGATCTGAGCACCGTTGGCCGTCTCCGTCCAGGCGGTAAACTTCGGCGTGCCCCCGCTGTTGTAGTCGGCAAAGCTGCCGTTGTTGAGCAAGCTGCCGCCATTACCGCCGCCGGCGTGGCGACTGTAAAGGACCGCGTTGGATGTTGCGCCGCTGCCCATTGTCGAGCGTAAGACGTTGTCGTAGCTCGATGCGTCGCCAATGACCTCGAACACCTCGGAGCCGGGTCGGACGCCGGTGGATGAGTCCTGACGGCACCGGACCATTTTCCGCTCAACGGTGACCGCCTCCATGGCGTAGCCGTGTTGGTCGACATTCAGGCGGGACAGGGCGCCGTTGCCGGTGTTGCTGCCTCCGGCCGTTGCTGACCCAAACGTGATGTTGCGAGACTCAACCGTCTGCGTCTGGCTGTGCATGTACTCGTAGAGCGCACGCCAAAGCTGTGACGGGTTCCGGTATCCAGCCCCGAAGCCCTCGGTGGCATCGCCGGACGGCTGGCTATTCAGCAGCGCGGCGAACTCGAAGAGGCACGGAGCTATGACGCTCCGCGCCAGCGTAGGGCTCATCAGCCCGCTACAGCCGTTGCGGAACCTTGCGACGAAGCTGGACAGTTCTGCGGGCGTGTACTCACCCTTGAGGCTTTGGAGCAGGTTGTCGAACTTGCCGGCATTGCCCGCCATGGTGTCGTCCACCAGATTGCGGAACGTCTCCAGAATGTCGATAGCATCAGCCCACTGGGCCTCAATCTCACCTTGTGTCGGGGTTCCGCTCATGGGTCATAATCCTACAGGTCGATGGGCTCACCGTGCCACGCCAGGCCCGTCTTTGCGATCGATTCCGGGTAGGTCGTTCCGCGGCTGCCCTGGTCTTGGTCCGCACACAACTGCATGAACATCCAATTGATGGCGGGGCGGTCGTTGGGGTGGGGGATGTATCGCCGGCGGCTGTCGCCGACCTTGGGGATGGTGATCAGGCGGCCACGTCGGCCTCGGGTGAACGCGTCGCCCACGTTCTGACCAGTCTTCCCCTGCTCGTCCGCGTAGGGGTCCGAAGCCTCTTCGAACCGAATAACGATGCGCGGCAACACGTTTTTGAGCCGAATCAGCGTCTCGCGGTCGATGTTCGCGATGCCGCCGATGACGGGAACGCGTGTCGTCTTCCCTCCGTCGGGGTCGGGGATGATGAGCTCGTTGACCTTGCTGAAAGTCAAACCAGCGGCGCCGATCCCCTCGACGGGGCAGTCCGGATGGATGCCAATCCAGTACTTGAACCGCTCAGATGCCGCCTCTACCGCGGTCATGTCGGGGCTGAGGGAATCCGCAGAAATCAGCTGCTGAGGCTTGGGGGCCTCCCGCACTCCGACCTTGGGGATTCCCAGTTCGTCCACCAGTGCAACTCCACCCGCGGCGCTGCTGCCGTCCGGGATCGGGTCGTTGGTGGTTTCGTGGGGGAGAGACGTGTTCTTCTTCTTGGTGGCCATCCGGGGTCCTTTCCGGTTCATGGTCAAAACGGGAACGGGCCGCGGCGCGACGCTCGCGCCAGCGGCCCGCTGGGGTTCGTTGGGCTAGGAGGTAGTCTCCTAGCTGTCTTGGATCTCGATCAGGCCGTAAGGCAACGCGATGCCCAAGCCGGCGCGACGCTCAAACTGGACGTATTCTTCGCCCGTGTTGCGCGTGTGGTCGCCGTTGTTGTCGCCCTCGAGGCTTGACAGCTCGATGAGCCCCTCACGGTCCATCAAGAACAGCGGCTTCTTGGGGGCGCCCTTCAGGGTCACGTAAATCCGATCGTTCGACAGACGCTGGCTGCCCCAGAGGTCGAAGTCTCGGCTCGCATCCATGAAGAGGTTGGACGGTGCGCCACCGGCGGCAGAACCTTGGCGACGCTGCAGGAACGCCTCCTCGATTTCTTGCGTCCGCGTGTGCGGGTGGATGATCAGGAATCCCTGGTCCAGCACATCATCGGTCCACAGCGGCTGGCCCTTGCCATCCTTCATGCCCTTAAAGCGCTCGATCGCGGAGTAGACGCCGGCGACCGTTGCGGCCGTGGTGTCCCAGATGTCGGAACCGGAAACGATGTTTCCGCCACTGACGCCGAATCGATCGCCGCCACCGCTATCCGTAGCGCTAAAGAGGGCCACGCCATCC